AATCAAAACAAGCGTAAATCTTTGGACTATCAAAAGACGAATACAAAACGCACGAGAGAACATCTTAAAAACAAGACCTGAAGCTACTGACTACATCAAAGGAGCAGAGCAATCAGAAGAGGAGCTATTAGAGGAAATCAGCTTTCTAACAAACCTATACGAACACGCAGTAGCGATAAGCAGAGAAAATACAATTCTCGCTAATAGAAATATGGAGCAAACACGAATAATACACGAATTAGAAAACCAAATCAAGTATAATAAAATAGAAAACGAGTTATGACAAAGACAAAAAAATTAGTAGCATTAACCGCCTTCCTTCCTGTGTTGGCAGATTTCATTGAGGATTTAAACGACCAGTACGTCTTCAAACAAGGACTCAAGCGCAAAGCAAATATGCTTGCAGAAGAAATCCAACGAGTAGACCGAGACATCTTACGAATAGACGGAGAGAACGCAGGTAAGATATTTGACGAGCAGATTCAGTTGCAGATTTTGTTTCGCCAATGGATTGAAGAAGTAATTGAATTAGACTAAAAAAACACCCTATGAAAATTTTAAACTTATATGCTTGTTTAGGTGGTAACCGATACAAGTGGGATGAAGTAGCTAAAGAAGCTGGTATAGAAATAGAAGTTACTGCTGTAGAATTAGACGAGGTAGCAGCTAAATTATATCAAGAAAGGTTTCCTAATGACATTGTAATTGTAGCAGATGCTCACCAATACTTGTTAGACCATTTTAAAGAGTTCGATTTTATATGGAGCTCACCTCCTTGTCCAACACATAGTAGAGCTAGGTATTGGAATAGTTCTAACTATGATACAACTACAAAGCCAGTTTACGCAGATTTAAAATTGTATGAGGAAATCTTATTCTTACAACACTACTATAAAAACGGTAAATATGTTGTCGAAAATGTAATACCTTACTATGAACCATTGATAACAGCTCAAAAACGAGGTAGACATTTATATTGGACTAATTTCAATTTACCTAATGAAGTAAATGATAGGGGATTCAAGATAAGCCAGGAAAAAAATGAGCTAGAATCACTTTGTAAGTTTCACGATTACGATTTTAAAAAGTATAAAGGAGACCAAAGCGTTGTTAAAATGGCACGTAACCTAGTAGACTATGAAGCAGGTAAAACAATTTTTGAAACTGCTTTAAACATAGTAAAGAAATCAAATACAAATCAAACATCAATTTTTGATTATGGAGTGTAAATATGGATTTTATACGTGCGCTAATTGCGTACAGTATATGTGCGAGACTTGCGAAGACGGAGATAATTATGAACTAAAAGACGAACAAGATGAGATGCAAGAACTGCAAGGAGAAGTTTGAACCTATCCGCTTCAATCAAAAATACTGCTTAAATAAGATTTGCGTTGATGCTTGGATTCAAGAAGCTAAAGTAAAGAACTGGCAGAAGAAAAAAAAGCAAATGAAAGCCGATTTGGAGACCGTGCAAGACCTTGTTAAAGCTGCACAAATGGTATTCAACAAATACATTCGAGAACGAGATAAAAACGAACTATGCATATCTTGTAAGCAAATACCTAAAAAGGTCAACGCAGGGCATTTCTACAACGCTAATAATCATTGGAACGTACGATTTGATGAGGATAACGTTCACGTTCAATGCGAGAGATGTAATAGCTTCTTATCAGGCAACTTGTTAGAATATCGAACAAACCTACTAACTAAAATCGGAGCTGAAAGATTTAGTCAACTTGAATCTAAAGCAAGGATTACACGAAAGTTCACAAAAGACGAACTCAAAGAATTGATAAAAAAATATAAAGAAAAGTACAACCAATTGAAATAATCTATATATTTGTATAAATAATTAATTAAACGCTATGGAAAATTTATTTAAAGTTCAGGCAGAACTAAAATGCCCAAAAGGTTCGTACAATTCATTTGGAAAGTACAAGTATCGAAGTGCAGAGCAGATTCTCGAATCCGTTAAGCCATTGCTACAAAAACACGGTTTATTATTAATCTTGACTGATGAAATTGTAGAGGTAGGAAGTAAACTATTTTTAAAGGCTACTGCAAGTGTAGGAGATGCGGATGGTAAGAATGTAAAGGTTTGCGGTTTTGCAGAGCTTGGAGAACACAAAGGTATGTCTTCAGAACAATGTACTGGCACGGCATCAAGTTACGCTCGTAAATACGCTCTAAATGGTTTGTTCTTGATTGACGAAACTGAATCAGACCCTGACTCAAAAGATAACTCAGCGGAGAAAACCGAGAAGAAACTTCCTGCAATAGATCAAAAACGTTTTCAAGCAGCAGTAACTGCCATTCATAAAGGCGAGTTCACTCGTGAGAAGTTAGAGTCATCGTTTGCATTGACTGAAGGTCAAATCGATATCTTAAACGCTCTATGAAGGCTCTCAAAATTAGGTGTAGTGCCATCGGGAAACTGATGGCCACACCACGCTCTAAAGGTGAGTTCTTATCTCAAACTGCCAAGACTTACATTCACGAGTTAGTATTAGAACACAAATACGGCATTAAGAAGGAGTTTTCAAGCCGTTACACGGACAAAGGCATTCAAGTTGAAGATGAGTCTATCTCGTTGGTCAATGATGTCTTAGATGTCAAATTTATCTACAAGAACGAAGAGTTTTTTGAGAACGATTGGATAACAGGAACACCTGACGTAAACACGGAGGATGTATTGTTAGATGTTAAAAGCTCTTGGGATGCTACTACCTTTCCGTTTTTTGATACCGAAATACCTAACAAAGACTATTTCTATCAACTTCAAGGTTATATGTGGCTAACTGGCAAGACTCAATCAATGCTTTGCTACTGTCTTGTAGATACTCCAATTGAAATGGTAGAGGATGAGATCCGCAGAGTGCATTGGAAGCTACATAAACTTGACGAGGATTTAGATTTGCGAGAAGAGGTGGAGAGTAAGCATCAGTTTTCACACATACCTAAGAACCGCAGAGTCAAGGTATTCTATGTACAAAAAGACGAACAAGTAATCGAGCAGATAAAAGAAAAGATAGAACTTGCTCGAGAGTATTATAACGCACTAATCCAAATGCTATGAAAGAATTTATGGTAAAGGAACTTCTTGATAGATACGAGAAGTCAATACAAGAAGCGACATATTACAAAGCAAGGGTAAACCGACACGAAGACGATTTGAGAAAAGCTAATAGAGAAGCTCAGCAACTAAGAGTAAACATTCATTTGCTTGAAGCTAAGATTGAAGAACTACAAAAACAAGAACAATGAATCAAGAAGTAACTGACAAAATCGTTTTATCCGTGATGGCGAAGTATGCTGAACGCTCTGCAACAGGACTAAAGAAATACGGAACTACATTAGACCGAGGAGACCTAACTATCTTTGATTGGGTAAACCACGCTCAAGAAGAAGCTATGGACTTTACGTTATATTTAGAACGTATCCGTAAAGAGATATCTTTAGAGAAGGCTAAGAGCTATTCTGAAGGCTACCGCGAAGCAATTACAAAACGAACTAAATAAATAACAAATATATGGCAAATGTAACATACAAAAATCAACCTGCGATTGATAAGACAAAAGGAAGTGTTCCGTTGGCAGGAACGAGCCACATTTACAGAGTTAAAAAGAAACTTTGGAATGATAGTATTGAAGATGTTTTGCGGGATTTATTTATTGGCAAAACATTGCACGTTTGTTGTGGTAAATCATTGCTTGGTGACGTGAGATTAGATGCTGATGCTGAAAATAATCCTGATATAATTTGTGATGCTTCAAATATGAAAGACTTTGTAAAGGATAATGAATTTGAAACGGTTATTTGCGACCCGCCTTATAATGGTAAATTTCAATGGAATCACGATTTGCTGACTGAATTGGCAAGGGTTGCAAGTAAAAGGATTATTTTTCAGCATTGGTTTATTCCTGCAAATCCATCGGGAACATACAAAAAGGCACAAGAAAAATTTATTTTGTCTGATGTATTAGTGTGGCAACCTAAAACTTACTTTGGTCGGGTGCAGGTTGTTTCGGTTTTTGATATCGTTAGCGATGGCTACCGCGAAGCAAGTAAAACACGAACTAAATAAATCAGAATAAGATGAAGATAGAAATAGAACAAGATGCATATAAAGCCATATATGAATTTAAACAACAAGACATAAATTTTGTAGAATTTCTTTTTGAACTCGATAGATTACTACATTCATTTGAATACTCGTTTGATAGTGAATTACAAATAACCGAATATGAATAAGATGAAAGACAAAGAACACCTTGCAGCAATCGGTACTATGATACTCATATCTGTAGTATCGCTAATTTTAATAATCAATTTAATTTTTAATTTATAACCAATGGAAAACAAAACAAACACGGGAGCAATCTTTAAGAACGACAAAAAGACGAATGAGAAACAACCTGACTACAAAGGCAAAGTAAACGTAAACGGCAAAGAGATGGAAGTTGCTTTGTGGGTAAAGCAAGGTAAGAACGGAAGTTACTTCTCAGCTTCATTCAGCGAGCCGTATGTTGCTCCTCAAGTTACACCAGTAGAAACTGATAACGATCTTCCTTTCTGATATGTACATAGACGATTTATCACTCCGAAAGCAACTGCAACGAATCCTACTTGTAAAAACACGAAATAGGATAGTCCAAGAAATAAAGCTATCAGGAAACAAGATGCACTCATTCCAATTAGACAACTTCTTAAACGGAAAGGACGTAACGTTAAGCACCTTGAACAAGATAGATACTTATGTTTCAAGAGAGATTTACTTAAACAACTTAGAGCCACTTTAACAGGTGGCTTTTTTATTTATACTTGCGTGATTAGAATTTAATCTTATATTTGTTTAGAAATTAGTCAAATGGATGCACTTAAAATATTAGCAGACCACCATAAAGAATGGGTAAAGATAGTCCGTTCATTTGGAGAGCAAGACCTTGCAGAAGACGTTGTACAAGATGTTTATCTCAGGATTGTCAAGTACAACTACGAGGAGAAGATACTAAAAGACGGAAAACCAAACATAGCTTTAATGTGGATGATGCTTCGCAATCGAGCATTCGAAATAAACAAAACAGGTAGTGTTCAGTTTTTATCTTTAGACGAAGTAAGAGGGGTGGCAGACGAAGATTCCGAATTAGATAAACACGAAGCCTTAGAAAGAATACACCAAAAAATAAACGAAGAGATGGACAACTGGCATTGGTATGACTCAATGTTATTTAAAGTCTACAAGGAAGGTAACGCATCAATGAGAGATATCGCTAAAGATTCAGGCATTTCACTCACGTCTATTTTTAACACGCTAAAGAACTGCAAAGAAAGATTAAAAGAAGGAGTCGGAGAAGACTACGAAGATTACAGCAATAATGATTTTGATTTAATATAACTAAAATGGCAAAAACACGAACACCAAGAAAAGCACAAGGCTTAGGAGATACCATAGAGCAAATAACTGAAGCCACAGGTATCAAGAAACTCGTAGAATTTATAGCAGGAGAAGACTGCGGATGCGAAGAACGAAAGCAGAAACTTAACGAGTGGTTTCCATATAGAAAACCTGAGTGCCTAACTGAAGATGAGTATAACTGGCTCACGGAAACACGAATCCTTGATAGAGACACCTTCAAACCAAGCGAAGTAACAAGAGTAAGAGAAATCTACTCACGAGTAATGAAGATACGTTTAGAGCCATCATCTTGCGCTTCTTGTTTCAGAGAGATTGTATTTAACCTAAGAAAGATTTACCAAGCATACGAAGCATAATATGAAAGTAGATAAAGTTAAAATAAGCGAGGTTAAGACGAACCCAAAGAACCCGAGACTAATCAAAGACGATAAGTTTAAAAAGTTAGTCAAATCAATACAGGAGTTTCCTCAAATGTTGGAACTGCGACCTATCGTTGTGGATGAGAACAATATCGTGCTTGGTGGCAATATGCGTTTAAAAGCGTGTAAGGAAGCAGGTATGAAAGAAGTGTATATTGTCAAGGCAGAGAACTTAACCGAGCTGCAAAAAGACGAATTTATCGTAAAAGATAACGTAGGCTTCGGAGAATGGGATTGGGATATTTTAGCTAATGAATGGGACGTAGAAAAGATACAA